CATCATCAGCTACACTTGATCCCATTGCTTGAAGATCAGCCTCTGATGGACCAGCTTGTATTGGTTTTTCGCTCACAACTTTTGGCTTTGCATTAGTTGATTGCCAAGTCTCACCAAACTTTTCATCTATTTCAAGATAACCGCTTTCACCTTTAATAAGTTCAGCAGATACACTTTTGCCCATAAATGCAGATGATGTGTCTTTTGGTGGTTCTTTTATACCCATGGCTTGCGACATAAGTAACATTGACTTTATACCTTTGTCTACCACGCTTGGATTATCGTGTGCAACAGAAAAGACATGACTAATTCTTATACCAGAATCACCCACCTCAAAATACATCTTGCACCCGCGCCAACCGTTTTTACCTTCAATCAACGCCTCTTCTTCGCCTTGCCAATGCAGAACATGTCTACCTGGCTCTATCTTTCCTCTGCCTTCGCCGACAGAATCAACATTATAATTTGTTAAATCCATAATTTACTCCTTTTTTAAATCCAACATTTATATTCAACGCAGTCATCCTCTTTAGCTCCACAATAGTTACAATAACCATCTGTGTATTGCGGATCGTCACCAGTATCAAACTCGTTGTACTCTAATAGCAATATCTCATTCATTTCAACATCTGCTCCCTGATCTCCTTCCAATCAAAAGGCATCTCATTATCTAAGCCAAATCTGTTCTTAGCTTGGAAGCCAGGTGTTTCTTGAGTAAAGATAGTTCTATCACCTTGTTTTAGTTTGGTAGTCATGCCACCGCCTTTGCCTTTTACTTGAATAGTACCTATCTTGTAATTAGCAAAAAATACAGCGTCGCTGTGTTCTATGACTAGATCAGCTGCTTTTCTGTGCAACTTAATTTGATGTCTGTCATGTGGCTCGCTTGATGGATCTTCATACCTTCTAACTTCATTGTGTGCAATTTGTAAGATAGTAAAACCTTTATCTCTTAATTGGTTTAATAAAGCTAGATACTCCTTCCATATCTCTATACATGCGCTGTAACCTTTTCCGTAGGCTGGTGCAGATATATCTGGCCAACCATTCTTCTCACAGACATGTTCGTGCATTAATGTTTCTAACCAATCTAAACTATCTACTACAACAGTTTTAAATTCAGATTCGTCATCAATTAATGCTTTAACATTACTAACAAACTCGTTGTAAGATTTAGCCACAGGAAAATGCGGACACTCTATCTTACCGATACCATCTTCAGCTTGTACTATGATTGGTTTATTCATAGTTGCGCCAAAGGTTGTTTTACCAATACCACCAGGTCCATAGATAACCATGATTGGTGGTTTTAGTTTTGCTTTCTGTCTTATATTAGCTAGACTCACTCAGCCACCTCTATTACAGGTTCGCTTTCAAGTGACTCTTTAAGCCTTCTTGAATACTCAGCTCTTAATATGTCAAGCTTCTCTACTTCAAAATTAGCATTACCAACAAATTCATTCTTTTGTTTTTCTAGTACTGCTAGTTTGTTATAAAGCAAACCTTGCTCATCATTAAGGTCGTTAAGGTTGTATTCCTTACCGCCTTCTTCAAAGCTAAAAGTATTCACTTCATTATTTTCTTCTACCATTTTAGTCTCCCTTTTGGTTTTGTTTATAAGTATCACATACGTCTTTAGCATTACACCAACGGCATCCGTCTTTACTATAGTTATATGTGGGTATTTCTTCAAAGCAAGCATCAGCTGCTGGCTTCAAGGTTTCATAAGCCCAATCAACTAAATTAATAGCTGATATGGAATATGATCTGATCGGACCATCTCTATGCCAACCTCTTGGTTGTACGATAGTCATTTGAACTGTGCAGTCATCACCGTATCTAGTCAATGCACCTAACGCATAGATACGCATCTGTGGGTTGTCTGCTTCAACCGCCCACTTACCTGTCTTTAAATCTATTATTTCTATGGTGTCTTTACCAATAAGAATAGCATCTGCTGTTCCCCATAGATCTGTATGTATTTCTGGCATGTTTACCCTCTCTTCAATCAAAGGTCTTTTAATATCTAGTTCTTGCACTCTTTTGTCTATGTACTCTACATAAGTATTAGCGCAGTCAATCATCTCTTGATCTACTGTAATGTCAAAGTCTTCTACATGATGCGTAGTGCCTAAGTAATACTCTTCTATGGTTAGGTTATTAAGTCTACCTTTTAATAGTGTCTCTACCATTTCGTGAATCAATGTACCAGTAGCAGCGGGTATGCCTACCTTGTATTCTACATCCATGCTTGCAAGTAATTGTGGCATACCTGGACATGCCATCCATATCTTAGCAGCTGACGGACTTAACTTAGCGTGTGCCATGGACGGAAATGTAAGAGTCTTGTTCCATTCTCTTCACATCATCAAGATCGTATTTAATCTTGCCACCAATCTTAAAGTAGTTTGGTCCTTGACCTCTGTACCTTCTATTATCAATTGTTTTCTTGCTGACACCCCATCTCTCTGCTAGTTCGTCAACTTCTATGGTATTTGATATGTCAAAATTCTTTTCTGATATTTCCATAAATTTCCCTTTTATTTATATTTTTGTTTATAATATACCAATATTACTAATTTACAAGTAGTATAATAATAAAAAGGAGTAAAAATGACTATAGATAACATAACACCAGAGGAATGGGATCAAGAAATAGATAGAAGAGCAATAAATAACCAAGTAGGTGGCGGACACTATAATGGTTTAAAAATACAACCTAAAGAATATGTTTATGCAAACAATTTAAGCCCATGTCTTTCTGATTGTCTTAAATATATAACAAGAAATAAAGGTGACAAACAAAACAGAATAGAGGATTTAAAAAAAGCAATACACTCTATTGAACTAGAATTACAATTAACGTATGGCGTGGACGTTGATGGTAATGATATAGGTAATCACGTCAGAGAATTTAAAATAAAACCCAAGAGGTAACTATGAATTTTGATGCGTTTGACGATCCAATTCTTAAAGAAAGAAACGGAAGAAAACCAATCTATGTAAACAAACATCTTGCTAGAAAGTTTAGAGATTTTTGTAAAATGGAACAGAAAGAACCACATGATGTGGCTGAGTATCTAATATCTTTAGGTATGAACTCTGTAACACATTATAAAGATCCTACTGTGTCTGTTGACATTGAAGCTCTTTAAATAGGTTTTCTACATTTTTCAGCGAGTCAATCGCTTGGATATCTTTGTCCTCAATAGATATCTGCTTGCTACCATCTGGAAAAAAAAACATTACCTTCTGACAATTTAATGCAACCAAGGCATATACATCTATATCACCTTTATTGTAAAACCTAGTTTTAGAATGAGATCCACATCTAAGATCAAACCTCCAGCTCTTTCTAGCTTTCTCTATTTGCTTCTGTGTTTTGACTTGGCACTTGTAAAGAGTTTGGCCAACCTCAAAGATGATATCGGCTTTAGAACCGTGGGGCATCACGGTAACAGTATCAGAAAGGGTAGAAAGCACCGAGGCTACTAAGTATTCTCCAGATCGGCCAACTCTTTCTGTTTGGCGCGCCATGAGGTTATTGCGTGGTTGGCTCTTGTTGCAACTGTTCGGAAACCATTGGCACAGCTGGTTGTACTGCTATAGCTCCTGTTGGAATATCTGGCAATTTTGGTATTGAATTTATAAATTTTTCTATGAACTCTTTTTGTTTTTGTTTATTACCTTTTGCAGAATCTCTAAGTAAATTTTTGTTAAAAGGTCTAGCTAAAAAACCAGAAAGCAATCTTAACAAACCAAAACCAGCAAAAGCACCTGCTCCACCGCCAACATTAATACCAGTTGTGCCTATTAAAGCTGCTGGACCTAAACTTTGTGCAGATCTTAAAATACCCGATCTCATAATAAAGGTGTTTACATCTGGTAATGCTTCTGGAAAGTCTTTTAATATATTTAAAAAGTCATACAATTCATCGGCTGTGATTGATTTCATTCTTGATACGCCAGTTTGTGGATCTGGCACAAGAGACCTATAATCTTTTAATAATTCTTTGGTTGCTGCATATTTTTGACTTTTCACGTTATCAAAACCAAGTTCTCTAAAAAGTTTATCAAAACTTCTTTTGTCACCTCTAAGGTTTTTAGTAAATACATCATCTAAATAACTTGCAGCTAATGTATTTAATCTATTCTTACCTATTAAAATTCTTAATTCTTTTACAGCCTCAGGTGATTTAGCTGTGCCAAACGTGTTTTTGTATAAATCCTCTAATCTTTGTGAAGGTGGTCTACCAACACCTGGTCTCAAAGCGCCTCTCCCTAATGCTTTTTGAAACTCTTTACCAGTTTTACCTTCAACCACTGACATATATTCTTTGAACAACCTATCGCCTGCTGCTAACAATCTACCATGTTTTGTATTTGGGTTTCTAAGCTGTCTTTTCATTTCATCTTGCATAGCTGTTACAGACCTGTAAGCTATATTATTTGGCGCTGCACTTTTCGCAGGATCATATTTTTTTGCTAAATCTTTGAGCCTAAAATCCAAAGCTTGTATATCATCTGAATTCAAAACTTTTTTTTCTAAACCCTTTTTACCAGCAACAAAAAAATCTCCATAAACATTTACATCTGACATTAGTTGTTGAACATCTGATGGCATATTTTCAAATTCACTTCTTGGTAAATTTCTTTGCGCAACTACTCTTAAGCTATTTGTATTAAAAAAATTACCTTGTTTTTTTAACTCTTGTTCTGCTTTTTTGTAAACGGATTTGTAAGAATTTCTCCAGTCTTTGAATGACTGCATACCAAATTCTTGTATTAGTTTTGATCTTTCTGATTCGCTTAATGGTTTAGCTTTAGATGGTAATATTCTTGCATCAAGAGCTTTATCTACAGCCTCAAATGTTTTTGTTAATTGTTTTTGTGCAGGTGCGCCAGCTATAGGCATTCTACCTAATAGGTTATAAACACCTCTAACTCCTTGGCTGGTACTTGCTTGGCCGAGAGATAATGGAATACCCTCTTCAGCTAATTTTTTTGCTTGTTCGGCTGCCTCATCTGTTAAACCTAATACTCTCTCCGCAACACTTAGCCTTGATGTTGCATCTGGGGTTTCTTTGATGATTTTTTTCTTAGCTGTTTGTGCGCCACTAACTATTTTTTCTACAACGGGTTTTAATGCTTTACCAGCGATTGGAGTTGCAGCAGTCAAGGCTGCGTCTACAGTTCCTATAATTGCTGCATCTTTTATTCTTTCTTTTGTACTTGGTGCTGGCATGTCTGGTGCTAATAGGTCACCAAGAAAATCTGCTGCTAAAGAGCCTCCAGCCGCTCCTGCGCCAGCACCTGCAATAGCTCCAACTGGACCAGCGGTGAAGAAGCCTCCGATAGCACCGCCTGTGCCACCTAATACTTCCAAAAAACCCTCTGCAAACCTTGGTAACCTTCCTGGATAATCTCTTTCATCTATTAAACCCAATTCGATGCCAGCATCTCTAGTTTTTGAGTAATAAGTTTTAGCATCTATTTTACCTTCTTGCAATAATCTATAACCATCAGATTTTAAAGTTTCAAAAGCAACTTGTGCTTCTCTTTCGTCTTCAATGGTTTTAAAAATATTTTCAGCCATTTTTTTTAGTTTGTGAAATAAGCATCATAAGAACCTTGTGTCTGTATACCCGAAGTTGGTTCTAATGTTTGTTGACTAGGCGAGGTTTTTTTTAAAGCTCTTATAACAACATCGACATCATCAATCAAAGATTTAATTGATTTGTAATTATTTTCGACTTCTATTAATTCAGCACCTGTGTATGCTTTTGAATTTATTTTGTCTTCCATTTCATTTAAACCTTCTTGCAAAACTCTTCTTGTGGATTCATATTTTGATGCTGCGACAGCCTCATCCATAAACATGGTAGTCGGTAACAATTGATCTACTCTTTGGTTTAAATATACGCTTGGCCTACCTGAATATTGATTTATAAATTTTTCTCTCACTCTTTCATTAAGCACTTTAATTTCTGTAACAGCTTCAGCAGTATCTTTTGCAGGCGTGCCAAATACTGGCCCTAATGCAACATTTATACCTTGTTGTAAAGCATCAACTGCACCAAACGCTTGTGGCGCTTTTTGCAATCTTTTAATGGAATCTGGTAATTGTACTTTTTCACTTTGTACTTCTTTTGTAAGTTGCTCTGTGGTTCTTCTTTGCAGACCTGGCTCTGTCCTTAATTCCATGACATCTTTAGGTGTAACACCAGCTAATACTAAATTTATCTCTTGGTCAGAAAATCCAGCACCTTTCAATCTTTGTATTTGTTGTTGTGATTGTAAACCTTGTTGCTTTATTTGTTGTCTTTGTAACGATCTCATAGCTACATCTCTACCACCTAAAGCATCACTAAGCATTGTTAACATTTCACCAATACCTTTATTTCTAGCTGAAATTTTTTGTTTATTATATAAATCTAACATTTCTGGTGTTGCTTGTTGTAACTCTGTAGCTGTTGGTTCTTGATAACCACCAACTTGCGCAAAAAAATTACCAGATTTTGTATATTGTGGCATCTGTCTTTGTTGCATGTTGTTTGTTGGCGTTTGATTAGGTTGCCCTAAAGGTGATTGCATAGGAGAAAGCAAGGGCTGTATCATAGATTTCATGTCTTGAGTTTCGCCAGTAACAATATCTTTAACAGGAGACATTCCCATCATACCTTTTGCAAGTTGTTGTGGTTGAGCCTCAAGCAAGCTTGTAGATGCGACTGGTAGAGCTGTAAAATCTGTAGGTAAATTTACGTCTCTAGCAATATTTCTTACTGCTTGTCTTTGTCTAGGAGAATCTGGTATATCGCCTTTAGCGTAATCTCTAAAAAGACCTAATAGATCACTAAGACCATATTGTGCTTGTATATCTCCTTTATTTCTTCTTGGATTTGCCATTTTATTCTTTCCACATTTTTTCGCTTAAAGGATTAAAAAATCCTCCACTAAATCCAGCACCAAGCAAGCCTGTTGCTCCACTTAATATTCCACCTAACCCTGGTGATGATTGTGTTGTTTGTGTTTGACCAATTAATGATGGCATACCACTAACACCTTGTCCCAATAATCCTAACTGGTATGCTGGATATTGTTGCTGTCTCATAAATTCACCAAAAGCAAAGTCTCTTTCGGCTTGTCCTAAACCTCTGCCGAGTTCTCCGAATCCAGCTAAAGTACCTAACGCTTGCTGTTGTCCACCTAGTAAACCACCTAGTAAACCAGCTTGTTGTTGTCTACCTCTCAGTTCTAATTCTGGTGCAAGCATAGCCAATTGTTGTTGTCTTGCTATATCAGACTCAGCTGCTCTTTGTGCTGATTCAAATCCTGATTGTCGTAAACCTGCAACTGTTCTTGCTTCTTGTTCTTGTAAAGGTCTCAATGCTTCTTGCTCGTATATAGTTCCTCTTGAGCCACCAAACGCGCCCGCACGCATTGCTACATCTTCTGCTTGTTGTCTTTGTAAATCTCTACGTCTAGCAAAGTCTTGTTCTGTTAGATCTATAACTTGTTGCTGATACGGTGATTGATATGCACCTATATCTACATCTAATAAAGATTGGACATCACCTAATTGTGGCGCTTGCTGACTAGCTAATTGTTGTAATTGTCCAGTAGGATCAAAACCAAAAGCAGTACCAAATAAGCCTTGTGCAGCTGCTTGGGCTTGCATCTCTTCAGGTGACATACCAGCTATTCTATCGCCAGTATACGCTTGGAATGGTATATCAGCAGCTTCTTGCGCTCTAGCTAAATAGTCTTGGTACGCTTGTTTCTGCCAATCTGGTAGCGTTGCTTCTTGTGTTGTTGTAGTTTTTCCTTTACTCATAAATCTTTTCTAATTAAATGTTCTGTTACAAATCCAAGATGTTTAAGCTTTCTTGTCCATCCTTTTCTGCCACCACCGTAGAGCCTTTTCACTCCACATTGCTTTGCATATTCTTCTATGTGTGGCAACATTGCCTCTAATTCTTTATAGTCACCACCACAAAAAAGTAAATTCATTGCGGTGTGCTGTGGAAATACTACAAACTCTGTTACAAATGCTGCATTGTTGCTAGCCCAAAGTAGGAATATTCCTTCTCTTATTTTATCTTCTATGTCATCAATTGTATAGGCATCTTGATGTTTAACCGCTTTTGCTATAAGAGGTTTGGTTCTTATCCATTCCTCTTGCCAGCTTTCTTTAATCGCCTTTTGCATATTCTACTAAGCTTACTACTATGTTTAAATTTGGATGGTTAGCTTGTGCCTTTAATATTTCACCAGCTTTTAATACTAAGTCTCTGGTTAATAATTCATCTGTTGCGTGTGCGCTTATATTGTGTTGTTTATATATATGAAATACATCTGATCCAGAAGTTATAGATAAGTCTACATTTGTTTGTTGGTTGTCATGGTCGCATACCAAGATAGATTCTATTATTGCAAAATCAAACTCATCACCTGATGGTGCTGTGTATATAGTAGTTAAACTAGTAGTGTTTAGATCTACTTTTGCATTAGTAACCTGTTGTATGTATTGGCTTTTACTTTCTGGAGATATCATCTTCTACCTCTTGGTTTGCCATCTACTCGTATTTTACCAACTTGAAAATCTTGGGTTAGTGATCCTGTTACTTTCATAGATACTTGTCTTGCACTAAACCTTGCATCTGTATAACCGTCTGTATCAAAAGTAAAGTTACCAAAATCTGTTTCTGCACCAAGCGGTGTAAACCTACCTTTAAATCCTACTGTTATGCCTGGTAATGTTGCTGCTTCTTCATCTGGAATAATCTGATTAACTTGCACCACTCTATCGCCATTACCTATTTCTATAGGTGCGCTTTCACAAAATGGTACTTGTGTTCCTATACCTGGTGAATTGAATAGTGGTCTTTTATCGTGTTCATACACGAATCCACTAGAATCGCATGATATTGGATGGTCAAATACACCTTGGTCTACCCAACATGTTCTGTCCATTGATCCTATTGACCATACGTTATCCAAGTAATTCCAAATAACATATCTGTTTGGTGTTTGTTGGTCTATATCTCCAACTGGAAAAAACCACCAAACTTCATTAAAGTCTATGTTGTGTGTACCAAAGGTATTAGCTGCACTGTTTGTTTGTATATTATCAAAGATAAAATCATGTACATCTGACTTAAGTTCTCGCAATCTACCATCAAAAGTAAAGAATGAGTTTTCACCTATCCATGATATAAAGTTACCAGATGATGCTATTGCTCTAGGGCTAATAGCTTTACAACTTACACCAGCATCTTGTATTCCATATACAAATGGTGAGCCTACATAATAAAGTCTATTAATACCGATATCACTAAATATAATAATATCGTTTTGCCATTTAACTGCATATAAAGCTCTACCGCCTGTTGGTATTTGCAAGTCACCTGCTGTATTTCTAGCAGTAGATGTCCAGTTAGTGTTATCTTCTCTATCTGACCAAGATACTTTTCTTGGATCGCTATTAGATCCTATAGCTATAAGATGTCTTTCGTTACTAACTATAATGGCTTGACAGCCTATTGGAGAATTGCTGATTTGTGTAGCTATGGTATCTGGTGAGCCTGATCCTGCATCTGGTCTCCATTGGTATATTTTACCGTCACTAGAACAACAGAAGACTAAATGCTCACCCCAGTTATCAAATGAAAAATGATCTACTTTGAGTGCTAGTGTAGATGTTGATCTTTCGTCACCGTAATCTTCTTCACCATAATCGTATGTACCATAACCAGTTGATGAGTTGACTATATCACCAACAAAACCTACTGGTGTTATGTCAGTCCATGTATCGTCATATAAAACATAAACTTTGCTTCTAGTGCCAACTGCTAATACTTTATTACCGTTATTAGCTCTATAAGAATACATAGCTATTGGTGTGCCTGTAAGTGCAGTATCTTTAAAATTTGTCCAACCGCCTATTGGTTTTAAATAACCATTTTCAAAACGTACTAAATCACCATCTACCCAACGTCCTTTGTTAGCGTAGTCAGTACCGTTTTTGATTATTCCTGCGGGTGGTGTAATTGGGTATAGGGCCATTGTCAGCTCCTATACTGTACGTTTCCACATATATGCAACTATGTATGGTTGTAAGTTATTATGCGCCCCACCGCCACCTGTGGCTTGTGTAGTTTGTGTTGATGTTGGCGCACCACCAGCAACCTCTATTGCTCCAGTACCACCTGGATTGTCACTAGTGCTTAATGAATGTGTATGTGATGGTATTTCACTAATAGAAAGCGTATGTGTTTTTGCACCGCCAGTCTCTTCTGCTGTGTCAAAGTCTGTATCACCAGAGTCTAAACCAACTATAACCTTACCAGCTCCGAAAGCTACCCATGTACCAAAGCCAAGCAATGTTGCTGGATTAGTTGCACTGGTTGCATTGATATA